ATGGCAAGAAAAGCAGAAATCCGTGCTGAAATCCAGAGAGAGAAACAGGATAAATAGATCATAGACATATTTTGTACATAAGCGATGCCACTTAATAAGTTAGAGAATTTTATAAAGAACACTGAGGGTAGGATTCTCTATGTAAATCCAAATGACTTGGATGCAACAGACAGTATATCAAATCAGGGAAACTCTTTAGCACAACCGTTCAAAACGATTCAAAGGGCTTTACTGGAGTCTGCTAGATTTTCATATGTAGAAGGAAATAATAACGACTTAATCGAAAAGACAACCATATTACTTTTTCCGGGTGATCATGTTATCGACAACAGACCCGGATTTGGTATCAAAGAAGTGGGTGGTGTCGCAAAAGCAGTTGCTCCTGACGGATCAGGATCAAACGGTGCACAAACAGATGCGATTGAAACCTTATCATTAAATTTAACCTCTAATTTTGATTTAACACAAGAAGATAATATACTCTATAAATTCAATAGTATTAATGGTGGTGTTGTTGTTCCTCGTGGTACATCTATAGTTGGACTCGACCTTAGAAAAACAAAAGTCAAACCAAAATATGTTCCAAATCCATTTGATGATTCTGTTGATAGATCTGCTATTTTTAGAATTACTGGTACATGTTACTTCTGGCAATTTTCAATATTTGATGGAGATGAATCAGGAGTAGTATTTACTGATAGTTCAGACTTTAGTGTAACAAATCGCTCTAAACCAACATTTTCACATCATAAACTCACATGTTTTGAATATGCTGACGGTGTAAACGTAGATGACAGATTTAACTTAACTGACTTAGGAATATATTATAGTAAATTATCAAATGCATTTAATAAAACTGCAAGATTTATTGATACTCAAGATAGATTCCCTGCCAGTTCTACAGGTTTCTCACCACAAAGACCTGAATTTGAAATTGTTGGTGCATTTGGATCAGATCCAATTAATATTGCATCAATTCAATCTGGTGATGGAACGACTCCAACATCAATAATTACAGTCACGACTGCTGCAGATCATACACTAACGACTGGTACACCAATTAAAGTTAAAGGTGTTGATGATTTGAGATATAATTTATCTACAAAAGTTCAAAGTGTAACAGGATTACGAACATTTACATATCTTTTACCCTTTGTACCTGATGATTTAGCAGCATCACCGAGTACATCAGCAGGAACAATAACAATTGAAACTGATACAGTTTCTGGTGCATCACCTTACATCTTTAACATATCTCTTCGTTCTGTATATGGAATGAATGGTATGCATGCTGACGGTGACAAGGCAACTGGTTTTAAATCGATGGTTGTCGCCCAGTTTACTGCGATTTCACTTCAAAAAGATGATCGTTGTTTTGTTAAATATGATCAAGTATCGAGAACATATAAAGGAATCAATTTACCAACAACACCATCTACTGGTAGTGAGTTAGCAACTTTATCTTCATCTCAAGACCCAACAAAAGTATTTCACCTAGATTCAGATGCTGTTTATCGAAAAGGTAGTGAAACATTTCACATAAAACTATCGAATGATGCGATCATGCAGATCGTATCTGTTTTCGCGATTGGTTTCAATAAACACTTCGTAGCAGAAACAGGTGCAGACGCTTCTATTACAAACTCTAACTCTAACTTTGGTCAATTTGCGATTGCATGTGATGGATTCAAGAAAGATGCATTTGCAAAAGATGATGCAGCGTTCATCACTCAAATCATAACACCAAAAGAAATTACATCTAGTCAAACAAATGTTGACTGGCAGAGAATTGACGTAGATAAGACAAAAACTGTAGGAATTTCAAGTCATCTTTACCTCTTTGGATTCAACACTTTAGATAATGTTCCACCAACTGTGATTCAAGGTTATCGTGTTGGTGCTGCATCAAGTGATAAATTATTTGTTGATTTCACTAATGCAAACGTAGGAACTGGTGTGCGAGAAGCAACTATCCGTATGATGGACATTGCTGTAGGATCAGGAACTACAGGCAATGATTCTAGTGTAAAACTATACAAAGTCACATCTGGCCCAACTAATAATACATTCACAATAGGTGAACATAAATTAATTACTGGAGAAAAAGTCAGAATAATTAGTGACTCTGGTGATTTACCAGAAAATTTGACAGAAAATACAGTTTATTTTGCAATAGTCGTTGCAGGATCACCAAGTAATCAAATAAAATTAGCATCATCAAAAACAAATGCTGATAATAATGTTCCATTAATTGTTTATGGTGGAACTAAACTTAAAATAGAGAGTCGCGTATCAGATAAGGCTGCTGGTGATGTAGGATCACCATTGCAATTTGATGTGACTAACTCAAATTGGTTCTTAAAAACAAATAGTAATAGCGAAATATTCCAAACAATTAATGCACAGGGAGTATCGGGATTAGGAGCAAATACACCAGTATCATTCATACAGAGAACTCCTGACGAAAGATCACTAGATGAGAAAATTTATAAGATTCGTGTTGTTGTACCCAAAGAGAGCGATAACGCAAAGAATCCAGAAGAAGGATTTATCTTACAAGAATCAAGCACAACTGGTATTCGATCTGATTTATCTGTAACTCTACAGAATATTGATGGTAATGACTATGATTATAAGAGAAATTACAGATTTATAAGCACTTGCTCTGAAGCATCTGATGTCGTAACAATGGTATCAGTTGCACCTCATGATTTAAAAGTTGGAGAAAGAATTTTTGTAAGAAATTGTACTGATGATGATGCGAATGGAACATCAACGGGAGTATTCGATAAAGGTTACAATGGTTCATTTACTGTTGCATCTATTATAGATGATAAAACATTCACATATAATGCTCAAGATACCAGCGGAGTCGTACATTCAATTGGTAACTTTACAAGTGTTGTAACCACAGACGCATCAAGAACAACCACGTTACCAAGATTTGAAAGAAATGACTTAAAGAGTAATTTCTATATCTACCGAAATGAAACAATCAGTCCATACATAAAGGACACTCAGGATGGTATCTATCATCTATTTGTGCTTCATGCTGATAATGCGATATCAGAAGAGTTTACTGATTTAAAATTTGGACAAAATGTTGTTGATCTATATCCACAATTAGATCGAGACAATAATCATTCAAACCCACCAGCATCTGTATCATTTGCAAAGAGAGCACCAATAGGTGATGTTGCAACAGATGATTTAAGAAAGAGTATCACTAGAGAAACAACCGATAAACTTATTAAAGATATTGGTTATGGTAGAAGAGTCACAGGTGTAACAACTTTCTTCTCTAGTGGTAACGTAGGTCTTGCCACAATCACATTCGATAGACCTCATGGATATGGTGCTGTAAAGTATAGGAACTCAATCGCTGTTGCAGGTGCCAATCTAACAAACGGAACATTTCATGGTATTAAATTATTTAACTCTGATGGTTCAACATGGCAAGGTGCGAGAGCATCTGTTGTAATTTCTGGTGGACAGGTCGGTGTTGTTACGATCACTGAGGGTGGATCTGCATACACTACAGGAAATCTTGTTGTAGATAGACAATTTATTGGTGGTAATTCTGCAACTGCTGCACAAATATCAATTTCAAACGTTCACGGACTGTCAGGTGTTTCAACAAACATAGGTGATGTTGTTCAATTAACAGGTATTGGTACTGCAACTGATGGATTATATCGCATTGCAACTATTCCATCTACTACACAAATATCAGTCGCACTGACTGCAACTTCACCAAGACCACAAATAGATCAATATGCTATCAACGTAGGGCCTTCTGCTGAAGTAGCAAGTGAATCATTCTCTGTTGATACAACTACCTTTACAACAGTTCTTGGTCATGGTTTAATTAGTGGACAGAAATTTAAAGTTCTAGATGCAAATAATCAGGATTTAGGATCATACTTTGTTAAGACTAAAATATCTGCGACACAGTTTACTGCTGTTACAACAGTTGATCTTGGCACTCCAAAATTCATTCTCGTAGATGGTGTAGCATCAGCGACACCTTTATCTGATAAAGAGAATGAGAATGTTGGTTCAAGAGGACTAAGTTTCTATGATGGAGATTATTTCTTCTTAGGAGCAAACGCAACTAACTCCACGACAATTACTGTATCATTACCAAATAGTGGTAACAATGATGCTGCTGCGATTAGATCAAGATTCCCAATTGGATCTTATCTACAGGCTGGCGATGAGATTATGAGAGTCAAGAGTACCTCTGTATCTGGTTCAGGTCAAATTCAGGTAATCAGATCAGCACTCGGAACTCCACAACAAAATCATTTATCAGGGGATATTGTTAGGAAGATTACACCAAAAGCGATTGAACTTCGTAGACCATCTATCATTCGTGCCTCTGGTCATACATTTGAATATCTTGGATTCGGGCCCGGTAACTACTCAACTGCATTGCCACAGGTTCAGGTCAGAACATTATCAGAACGTGAGGAGTTTTTAGTACAGTCACAAGAAAGATCATGTGGTACTGTTGTTTACACAGGTATGAACAACAGAGGTGACTTCTTTATTGGTAACAAGAGAGTTAGTTCTGCAACAGGTCAGGAAAGAACATTTGATGCTCCTATCTCAACAGTCACAGGTGAAGATCCATCAAGACTTTCCGTTATATTTGATGAAGTAATCATCAAAGAAAGATTAGTTGTTGAGGGTGGTAAGTCTAATACAATTCTTACACAGTTTGATGGCCCTGTTACATTTAATAAGTTAGTCAAGGTAAATGAAGATCTAACTGTTAATGGTATTATGAAATTGAATAATACCTTTGAGATAACTAATACCACTCAATCAACATCTAAGGATACTGGATGTCTAGTTCTCGAAGGTGGACTTGGTGTTGAGAAAAATCTTAATGTTGGTGAACAATTTAATGCATTCGGTGACTCTACAATTGGAAGTCTTGGTATTACAACTAACTTTACTGTCGGTGGTATATCAACATTCACAGGAGAGGTTAACTTTAGTGGTGGTATTGACGTTGGTAATATTGATATTGCGATAAGTGATGATAACACAATAACAACTGATACTGGAGACTTAGTTCTTGATGCTCAGTCAAATACAGTTCAAGTTAATGCTAACTTATCTGTTGGTGGAAATATTGCTGGTAACTTCCTAGATATTGATAATGTCAATATTGATGGCAACACGATTACCACACAGTCGGGTGATTTAAATTTAAATTCAGCGTCTAATATTGTTGACATTCAGGCAACCGCTGAAGTAAACGCACTTAAATTCAATAGTGCAAGTGAAATTTATACAAGTGTTGACACAGACTTATCATCAGTATCATCTAATCATGATACTCTTGTGTCAGCGAAAGCGGTCAAAGCAACTATTGATAACATTGATACAACATTAACAATCGCTGCTGACTCTGGATCAAATGATAATGTCATAGTTGGAACCGACACACTTACATTTGCTGGAACAACAAATGAAATTGAGACAACAGTAACCAATAATCAGATTCAGATTGGACTACCAAATAATATTACAGTCTCTGGAAACTTAACTGTCAATGGAAACACTGATCTTGGTAATGCAACAAGTGATACAATCACTGCAACTGGTAGATTTGATAGTGCGTTGGTTCCATCTGCTGATGATACTCATGATTTAGGTACTTCATCACTTAAATGGCAAGACTTATACCTTGATGGTGTAGCATATGTTGATGACATTCACGCTGCCGATTGTGATATTAATGGAGGAAACATAGATGCGGTTGTTATCGGTTCTAATTCTCGATCTACTGGTGCATTTACCAGAGTTGATGCTGACAACGTAAGACTTGATGGTAATACAGTTACAACGACATCTGGTGATTTAACTATTGAAGCAGCAGGTGGAGACATTATTGTAAATGATAATGTTGATCTAAATGCTAATCTCGATCTTGATGGTAGAGCAGATTTTGATAATGTAAGAATAGATGGTAATACAATCACAACCACAAGTGGAAACTTAACAATATCTGCCACTGGATCTAATTCAGTTCAAATTGCAAGTCCATTCAATATAACTAATACCACTCAATCAACTTCAAAAGATACTGGTTGTTTGATACTAGAGGGTGGTCTTGGTGTAGAGAAGAATCTAAATGTTGGTGGTGATGTCACAGCGTTTGCGAGTTCTGATATTAACCTAAAAGAGAATATTACTCCTATATCAAACGCACTTGATAAGGTTGCTACTCTATCTGGTAACACATTTACTTGGAAATCTGATGTCGAAAATCTTGCAGGTATGGATGATACCGGTGTAATTGCACAAGAAGTTGAAGCTCTTGGATTAGCAGGTATCACAACCACGAGAGAAGATGGAATAAAAGCAGTTCGTTATGAAAGATTAATCCCAGTCTTAATCGAAGCGATTAAAGAACTAAAATCACAAGTTGAGGATCTTAAAAAGTAATGACACTACCATCATCAGGATCAATTAGCATGCAGCAAATCGGAAACGAATTTGGTTTCACTGCTAGTCCTCAAACAAGATTAGGAGATTATCGTACATTAGCAAATGGATCTAATTATCCACAGTCAATTGGTGCATTATCTTTTAGTTCAATTGATGGTGGTGGATCTGTACCTACAGGTAATAGTCCGATCAGCATGAGTCAATTCAGAGGTACACAACTTCAACAGGTTGTTAATTTTTGGGCAAGTGGTAAAGGTGGATTTAGATTAAATGCAAAAAATAGATATAACACTAATAATTCAGGTGATGTAGCAGTAGTTGGTAATTATCGAACAAGACCATCCAATTCAAGTGGGACTAAAGTTCATATTCATGTCAATCAAGCGATTGGATCTGAAAGATTTGACCCAGATCATTGTGCATTAAGAACTGGATCATGGGATGGTAACACAACATTGCAAGTAGATGTGGGTGGTTCGGGAAGAATACAAGGTGCTGGTGGATTTGGTGGTAATGGAGCAAACGGAGCAACTAACGGAAATCAAGGTGGAACAGGCACAAGCGGATTAGGTGTGGAATATTCTCCTACTCAAGTTAATATCGCATCAGGTGGAATAATATCTGGTGGATTTGGTGGAGGAGGAGGTGGCGGTGGTGCTCATGACCACGACTTTAAATCAGAAAAAACTGCCTCTGGAAGTGGAGGTGGTGGAGGTGCAGGTCTACCAGTGGGACAAGGTGGAACTGGCCCAAACAATGGAACAAATGCTAATGATGGTGAAGCTGCTATAAATGGAGAACTAGCAGGAGAAGGTGGTGCTGGAACAAATGATGCAGGGGAAGCAAATGGTGGTAGAGGTGGTGACGGAGGTTCACCCAATGAAGCTGCCGATGCTGGAGAGCGTGGAAATGGTGGAGAAGGATCAGGTGGTAGTGGTGGAGCCGCTGGTGGAGATGGTGCTGCAATAAGAAGAACTAATAATAATATAACAGTAAACATATCTGACCCAACAAACGCATTAAATGGTAGGGGATCAACAACTGCTACGACTGTGCAATAATTAAAATCTGTGCTATAATATAATTACGAGATTTTAATCTATGGCATTTGAAACTGATTTGATAAGAAGATACACTGGTGCTTTTACAAAAAATGATTGTGAAAGGATTATTGATGGTATTAAGTTTTTTGAAGATAATAACCTTCTGTTCTATGATAGAGATATATTAGACAGACAAGATCATAAAGTCATCAATATAACTCATGAGTATAATTTTTCAATGTCAAGTCGAATATGTGATGAGATGTTTCCTAAATTAAAACCTTGTGTGGATGAATATTTAAAGGCATTTAGTATTTTAGGACAAAGAAAGTTTTTAATACATGATCTTAAACTCAAGGAGATACCCGCAGGTGGAGGATTTCATGCTTGGCATTACGAAAGTGGTGCATTGTCAGTTGCAGCAAGACAATTTGTGATTCAAGTTTATTTAAATGATGACTTTGATGGTGGAGAGACAGAATTTTTATATCAACAAAGAAGAGAACAGGCGGTTACGGGAGATGTACTTATATTTCCTGCATCGTACACGCACACACATCGTGGAAATCCACCATTAGGTGGTTCTAAATACTTAGCAACATCATGGGGGATTATTCAAAATGATAATAATATTTAAAATTACAGATTACTTTCCAGAAACTAATCAAATCGCTGTGAAATTTTGTAATGAGAAATCATCCAAACCTATCGATGATTACAATGCTTTAGCAGTTGGATTGAAAGATATTGATACATCTGATGTAGAGAGTTTTTCTGAAGAGTTAGTAAATAAAAGTGGAATGAGGAGATTAGAAAAACAGGATAGAAAATTAACTACATTAGATGATAATAAACCAGAAAAAATAGAGGGAGAATTAAATATAAATGATTTGATTGGTAAGGTGATAGGTGTAAATTATCCAACAAGAATTTATAAAAAAATAAAGATGAGGAGGGTGGAATTATGAATTTTAAAAGATCATTTAAAATGTGTGAAGAATTTTATATATGTTGCACTCAAGGAGGAGAGGGGGTTGTTCACGTTGAAAAGCATGAGGATAATAAAACATTATATGCAATACAAGCAAAAGGATCTGGTCGATGTGCCACTATCTTTAGTTCTGATTACATTGAGGGAGATGAAAAACAAAATAATTTTGGATGTATGAAACAATTTATTGGCAAACATGTTATCTTTGAATCCTATGAACCATTCAAACAATATGGATTTAACACCTTAAGTTACGATCAAGATTGGGATGGTGAACTCATTAAGGGATCATTTCAAGGGAATGATAATAGTTGGTTGGTATGTTTTAAGGGAAACCCAACTATTAATGGTGTGAATTTAAGAGAGATGGATTATGCAAAACTAGAAAACAAACATTATGATGTTACTCTTAATGACGCTCTAGTTGGTGTTTTTACTAAATTATGACCAAATTATCTAACAATGTAACTGAAATTGAAAAAGAGATTCAAGATGGTGATTTTTATTTAAATTTGAAAGATCACATATTATACCTGCCATCTTTTATCGATTCTGATATATGTAAAGATGTGGTGAGTAATCTAAAAAATGTAGGACTTGATAAGTCCACACCATATACAGACGGATTGTTGAATGACCACACAGATTCTTATTATGACCCTGATATTGCAACCACAGAAGATATAAAAAAGAAAGTAACAGAAGATGCACTAGAATTATATGCCAAAAAAGTACGAGCATATAATTGGTCATATCATAAATCAGACATATTCTTCCCATCAGAAATGATTGTGAGAAGATATAATAGTAAATCTGAATTTAATTCTCATCATGATGACATTATTGAAGAGATTTTTCCACAATGGTTTGTAAGAAGAAAGAATGTATTAACGTGTAATATTTACTTGAATGATCGTGATGAATATGAGGGTGGTGATTTGTATTTTGCATCATGTAATCTTACATTTAAACCAAACATAGGTGATGTTATTATTTCACCATCAAATTGGATGTTCTATCACAAAGTAACTGAGATTACATCAGGTGTGAGATACTCTGGTACATATTGGTATTACTATGGGTCAGGAAAGAAAGTGGCAAAACGTGCTAGTCATAGTAAGAATTTTTCAAAATGATTAGATATACAATGTTAGAGACACAAATATCAGAGGGCCATCATACATCATGTCATTTTTGTTTTGACAGATTTGAAGGATCGCTTGATAAGGGACTAGATTTATCAAAGTATGAGTTATCAATCACTGATCCAAGAACACATTTTCATGTTCATTACTTGAATCGTGATGGAGATTACATGGATAAAGAAGTTCTAGATGCCTACGATATTAATGTTGACTTCCCTGTCATCTTCTTTGGTAGGGAGTTACCATACAGAGATGGATTTAGATGTGCATATCATTTAAATACTTTAAAAAAATTAAAGTCACCTTTCATAAGGGATGTTGTAAAGATAATTAAATTATTTAAGGGTAACTTCATAGATATAATACTTGCGAGTGACTTCACACAAGATGGAGAAAATAGAGATAAAGATATTAATATTGAAATTATACCTCACATAAAAAATCACAATGAGATTGGTGAAATATTAGAAAAAAACTTTGAGTTGCCTAAACTAGATTACTATAAAGAAAGTTTTAATAATTATAAAGAGGAAGATTTTGCATGGCATATTAAAATAAAATTGTTTCGATATATAAAAGAACCTATAGTAAAATTTTACAAAACATACCCGAACAATCCCTATCTTCATTTCAAATATTATGATAAGCAAAACTGATTTAAAAACCATATATGAGTGGGCAAAGCATCGAGATTTTCCTGTAAGAAAAACCTCTGTAAGTGGATATTACAAAAGGTCTTACGGAACTGATAAAATTAAGTCGTATTCAAATAAAGAGATATACAGTTTCCCTTTAAAGTTTGGTCGTAAAAAACCAATTATTCGTGAAAGTTTGATTCCATCTAATATTATTGAGATATTAAAGAATGAAGAAATATTATATACTGTTGTTTCAGTATTTGAGAGTGGAACTATTTTAAAACCACATCGTGACCCACACATATATAAGTTTCCATATAAAAGAATTCAAGTGCCATTGGAGATACCAGAGGTCGGTAAGTGTACAATGAGATGGATGAAGGGAGGAGAAATTGTATGGGAGGAAGGTGTATGTCAAGTGTGTAATGTTATGCACGATGTTCATGAAGCATCTAATCTATCAGACAGAGAAATGGTTATTATGATGATAGATGTCAAAATGGATGCAGAGGTGGAATTATGAATGTTCAAATAGAAGTTGTTAATAATTTTTTTGAGAAAAAATTGCATGATAAAATTTTAAAGACTTTACGAGAATCTAAATGGTCTTATAATGGAGGTACGATAAGAAATCCATTCTGGCATGCAGATAATTTAGAAAATGATGAATTTTTCAGTAAATATCTTCATGACATTATCGTGAAAAAATTTAATTTAGTTAATTCTAAGTGTATGCGAATATATGCAAATGGACAGACAGGTGGCATGAATGGAGAACCACACACTGATGATGGACACCTAACATTTTTGTATTTTGCGAATCAAATATGGAATGTTGATTGGGATGGTCATCTTGCATTTTTAAATATATCAGAAAAAATGTACGATGGAGATGAGTATGGAAATGCAAGTCAATCTTGGTTAGATTGTGAATTTAAGGCGAGTCCTGATGATGAAATAGAAAAGATAATCACTTATAAACCAAATAGAGGAGTACTGTTCCCCTCTAATCTTTATCACTATGCAATGGCTCCACATAGATTTTTTACTGGGATGAGAATCTCACTTGCATATAAATTTTTCTTATACTAATGGAAACACTAGACACAGAATTATTCAAAGATCCATTTCCTCACATGATTGTAAGAAACTTTTACAATGAAAGTGAATTAAAGTTGATATGGGAGGAACTAGATTTTTATACAAAGGATGGAAAGTTATTTGATGCTCATGAATTTGGTGGAGTGGTTAATAAAACTAATTCAAAGGCAATTTGGTTAGATAAGGTTTTTAGTAAAAAATATAGAAGTTTATCTAACATTTTAAAAGTTAATCGTAAGTTATTTGATTCAGCAGTTCTTGAAGCATTTTCATCTGTTCATGACTGTTGTTCTATCGCTAAGTTTTGTAATTATGATGTGACTAAGGTAAGATATTATCATGATGGTGATTACTATGAACCACACACAGATCAAACTGTTCAATTTCTAGGTTTCTCATACTTTTACCGAGAACCTAAAAAGTTTGAGGGAGGTGAACTTATGTTTCCTAAATATGATTACACATTTAGTTGTGACAATAATTCATTAATCATGATGCCCGGCTGGGTGGAGCATGGTGTGTCAAAAGTATCAATCAAAGATTCGGATTACTTTGATGGATATGGTAGATACGCTGTTACGAGTTTCTTTAGCAATAAAGATAAGAAAGAAACTGAATAAATAACTAAAAATCTTATTATAAATGGCTGATATAAGAAAGACCTTTAATTTCAGAGATGGAGTACAAGTAGACGATGAGGTTCTAGTTGTTAGAGGCAATCGTGTGGGTTTGGGTACTACGAGTCCAGACCAATTATTAGACGTAAGAGGAAATGCAAATATAACAGGAGTAACATCTACAGTAAACTTTAATGTAACTGGAGTTGGAACATTTAATCAAGTTAAAGTTGGTAATAATATTATTCTAGATGCGACAAGTGGTGTGATGACAGCAACCACATTCAAGGGAGATGGTTCATCATTATCAAATATACCCACATCACAATGGGTAGATGTTAATTTAGGTGCTGGTGTCACATCAATATACAATGATGGAAGCGTGGGTGTGGGGACTACTAACCCAGCCAATCCTTTCCAAGTGGGTGGAGATCCAAATAATGGCATAGGAGTCGGAATAAGCACATCAGGTAATATAAGGGCATCTGGCATCATCACAGCGACAACATTCTCAGGTGCATTTTCAGGTAATCTAACAGGAAATGTTGTTGGGGATGTCACAGGTACAGCAACAACAGCGACACTTGCAAATACAGCGACACTTGCAGTTAACTCACAAGGACTCACAGGTAATCCAAGTGTAAGTGTAACTAACGTCAATGCTTCAGGTGTAGGAACTTTCCCAACTTTGGTGACAACTGATTTAAATACTGTCACCCTGAAGGGTTATAACTCACTCAGAGCCCCACATGGTGCAACAACTACGATTGTTGTTACAGTTGCAGCAAAGGTAAGTGGACAACATAGGTATCATGGTTCAGGTAGTGCAAACGGATTTGTTTTAGATGGAGTACAAGCACCATACCTAACTCTCACACCCGGCCGCACCTATCGTTTTGATGTATCTGACGGAACAAATGCAGGGCATCCACTTAGATTTTACTATGACGTAGATAAGACAACACCATATACCACAGGTGTAACTGCATCGGGTAATTCAGGTGTTTCAGGTAGTTATGTTGATTTGGTTGTTTCAGATACTACACCAAGTGTATTACACTATCAATGTCAGAATCATGATAAGATGGGTAACTCAGTTCAAACTAGTTCAAACATCTTAGATACGGAGCATGATTCAACAGTACGAGGTACATTAACTGCAACCACATTTAGTGGAAATCTTACTGGAACTGGTGTAACTGCTACAACATTCACAGGATCATTAGTTGGTGGGGTAACAGGAAATGTTCAAGGAAATCTTACAGGTAATGTAACTGGTGATGTTCAAGGTGATCTTACGGGTGATGTAACTGGTAATGTAACAGGATTGATTAATTCAGTTGGTGTCTCTACGATTACGAGATTATCTACTACAAATATTACTGCCACTGGTGTTTCTACATTTACTGATATTGATATTAGTGGAACAGCAGACTTACCAAATGTCTTTACATCAGGTATTGGAACATTTACGAGATCGTTTGCGACTAATTTAAATGTCTCAGGTGTATCTACATTTGGAACTAACATTGTAGCAAATGGAAACTTAGATTTAGCGGGGGATATTGATGTAGATGGTACGACAGAACTTGATGATGTTAATGTGTCATCAGCAGCCACAATATTTGCAGCACAGATATCAAGATTAAATGTCTCAGGTATCACAACATCTACAGGTGGATTTGTTGGTAACTTAACTGGAAATGCAACAGGAACTTCAGGAGGATTATCAGGAACACCATCAATAGTTGTTAATGGATTGACAGCAGATACGACTAAGTTAGGTGTGACTACTGCAATTAGTTTAGGTATAGGTACTGACACAGCAAATGCAAATATACAAATACATAATGCTGTATCATCTTCATCTATCGTAATAGGTAAGAACTCAGCAGTTGCAGATAATAATTTACAACTTAGATATGGTGGTGGAGCGTCAGCATATAGCACCTCAGAATCTATAGATTTAATTAATTATGGAGATGGAAACCTTAACTCATTTATTACAGGTACGAGCAATTTCAACTGGTTAAAAGGAAATGCAAATATTTTGATGTCTCTTACAGATTCGGGCAACTTAGGTATTGGTAAGACAGACCCTACTGATAGGTTACACGTTCAAGGTAATGCCACGATTACAGGTGTGACAACATTTACTGGAAATGTCATAATGTCTAACTTGACAGTTCCAATATTAAATATTGATGACGTTTCTGCAAACTTAGTTGGTAATGTTAACTCTGCTGGTATATCAACATTCAGACTTATGCACATTGACGGTGTTGGAGAGGGTATAGGTGTTGGTGCAACTGCAAGTGGAAACTTCTTTACTGCTGGTAGTGACTCATTAAATACAACATTTGTTGGTTCTGGTGCTACAACCCCCTCTAGACTTTTCTCAAGATCGGGTGCTATAGGAATTGCAACTGATAGATTCACACATTTAGGTGGAGGTTCTGTTCCATCTCTTGAAGTGAGAGGAGCGACTATGATTCATGGTGGTTTCTTTAAAGTTGGTGGTAAATCATCACCTGTAATTGGACAAAATGCAAAATGCTTAGTTGATTTTCATGATGTTGTAAACACACATGATTCAACACAATCACTCGCTACAGTAGGTTATATGATTGTTCCAAGAGGAACAACAGCACAGAGAAACGCTTTGGTAGATGGACAGTCTCTTAATAGTAATCTTATTTCAGGTTCGATGTTCTATGATACTGATTTAGATAAATTATGTATTAGAGTCGGTTCTTCTTGGAGAGGAGTGGATACGTCAGCATTGTAGTAGAACTCTTGACAATTATACATACCTTTGGTATGGTTGTCGGAGAGGCTGTATAAACTTTAAGGTGGATGCCAGACATTTTTAATGTTTTCCCATTGACAATATATGTTGATAAGGTAAACAACTACGAGATTTATAAAGAGGATTTTTATAAGTTATATCCGAAATATGATTATGTCGAGAATGAGAGATCGAATACTGTAAGTGAAGGACAGGTTGACCCACTCATACATCTCGAAGCATCTTTAAGTCCTCTATTTACAGAAATTGCAGATCATGTGAGAAGGTATATACATGACACTTTGAAGTTTCGAGATATATTCAACATCACATTTACAAAGACATGGTTGTCTCGTATGAGAGATTGTAGTGGGATACCTCTACATATACATTCGACAAGTCATATTTCATTTGTGTACTATTTGAATACCCCACCAAATTCACATAAACTTACATTTCATAATCCACATTGCTCAAATAGTTTATTCAAGACATCAACTTGTGATAAGGGTATTGCTGATATGAATATGGTAGAGGAATATAATTTACTGAACTCAAATACATTTTATCTAAACCCACAGGAGGGATGTGTGATTCTATTTCCAAGTAGTGTGTTACATGGTACAGAGTCAGTAGTATCAGATTTCAAAGGTGAGAGGTTGGCAATCGTGGGTGATATTACATTAATATTGAAGGAGGAGCATCTACACTTTACAAATGGATATATCGATCAAAAGTATTGGAGACAGTTTTAAAACTGACACACAGACTTCCCATTGGTGTAAAAATTTGCTATTATAGATGTATCTAAGATTTATTTGATGCAACTAAGACCACATCAGAAGAAAGCTATTCAAGCAATGTCAAAGCACAACAAAGGACAAGTGATTGTTCCTACAGGTGGTGGTAAGACTATTTGCATGATACAGGATGCCATTGAGCAATTCAAGAGTGAGAGACTCAAAACTATTGTGGTAGTTGCACCTCGTATTCTACTAGCAAATCAATTATGCGAGGAGTTTCTTGAGTTCATTGATGATGTTGATGTGCTTCATGTTCATAGTGGAGAGACACATCATGACAGTACAACCAATAGTCACAAGATTGAGGAGTGGCATTGGAGAAGTAGGAGACATCAACTGATATTCACAACATATCACTCTCTACACAAGATACAGAAAGCAACCGCTATGCTTGCCGATACTGTATATTTTGATGAAGCACATAACGCAGTTCAAAAGAACTTTGTCGAAGCAGTTGAGCATCATTCAATGTACGCACTTCGCAACTATTTCTTTACAGCAACACCAAAACATTCTTTCACACCTTTCAAGGTTGGTATGAATGACACAGA